TCGAGTAGTTTCTTATTTCCATTTCTAAAATTTTTGCTAGTTCATCACTTAACATAGCCTCTTCACAAATGTAGTTATATTCTGTTCTTGAAAAATTAAAGCATTTCATAGGCTTTCACCTACATAATTATAAAATGATGAATAGCCATAATTATTAATAAAATACTCGCTACTATGAAAGCAATAAACCATCTTTTAGCATCTCTTTTATAGTCTTTTAATATTCCTAGAGCATAACTATTTTGATTTATTCTTTCTAGGTTTTCATTTATTTTTTCACCGTTTTTATCTATCTTTGCCTCTAATTTTTTAATTTCTTCTTCCATAGTTTCTCCTTTATAAAAAAAGAGGTGAAAACTCACCTCTAAATAATCAATACGTTAGTTGTTCTTTAAAAAATATATAATTGGTATTCCTCACACTAATTCACTATAAACATTTATTATTCAGTCACCAACCAGTTAAGATGCCTCATAAGGGAGCGACCCTTAATAAATCCTAACCTTTTAATATTGAAATGAGTTTCTTTCATCAACTTTCACACACATAGGCTTAACTATTAAGTACATTAGGATAACCAATCCTATTATTTTCATCGCACGAAAATATCCTTCAAATTGCGTAGATTTTGTGCTACTAGTACCAGTTTCTAATCTTATAGCCTATTACTAGGCATCAACTACACTTTGGTTTATTGGTATTCAACTTTAGTGCTTTATCCACCACAGATAATACACGATATTGGCTTTCTCCCTAATCCAACGTATTTAGGTTTTTGCAGATTACCAACGATTAGTCCTGTACCTTATAAACTCTTATAATGAATTGCTATTACCTATTTCTACACTTTGTGTATCCCAGTTCGGCTATCACTAGCCGACAAACTCTATCCTCCATAAATTCTCACTTACAGATAAAAAGATAAGGTAATACCCTTACCACATTGTCTTGTGGTTTTTCATAAGGTTCTATTATACATTTTTCAAAGAACAACTAACAATATTATATCATACTTGTGGTGTATTTTGCAATATATCTGTACGAATAATCTCCCAAGATTTCATTTTTTCAGCAATAGTGTGAATATAATCATCGCCATCTAACCCTTCGTATGCTTTTAATTCATTGAGAAAGTTTTTATACATATAATCGGGTATGGCTTTTTTATCGTCATATAAGAAATAAGTGTTAGTTAAATTACTTTGTAGCAAAGTCATTATTGCTATTTTCATACTATTGTTTTTCTTTCTATAATTGGTAACTTTTGCTATAAGAAATCCTAACAACGCAGGTACTAGATAGCCAATTATAGTCTTGATTATTGTTTCAACCATAATTTACTCCTTTTCCTCCCTTATTCCGTTAGTGCTTTATATGTTGCTGGACCGACATACCCGTCTACTGATATGTGAAACTTTTTCTGTGCGTCCTTGACTTTTTTGCGGGTATCTGGTCCAAAACTACCGTCCACGGCTAGTTCATAGCCCAATTCTTTCAAACGAGTTTGTAACCATTTTACCATAATTGGGGCTTTAACACCATAATATAATTGATGCTTATTAGCCTCTTTAGTGGACATTGGTCCAAATGAGCCGTCTACTGCTAATCCACAATTCCATTGTTCATTCATTTTAGATTGCCATATTTTTACTTGATTAATTGGCTCTGGTTGGTCTGGATAATCTATATAAATTAACTTGCCGTGATAAGTCCATTTTAGATTTCTCTTACCATTATAGAACCTTTCACCTTTGTTGTTAATTGTACTTATTATTGCTCGATTAACTCCCCAACCAGTTGTATCTTCAAATACTTGTCCATTTCCTAAATATATACCTGTGTGATTATATTTAGTTCCTTTCATACAAAGATATTCGCCAGGGACTAAATGTGAAAAGTCTGTTGATACGTCAGTACAATATTTTTCTACTGCACCATTACAAGTAAAATCTGCTACTCCATTAGATTTATATACTGCTCCACCACGAAGTGCGTTTTTATCGTTTTTGAAACCCCAGAGCAAACATTTTACGGAAATTACGCAGTCCCATCTCCATTGTCCCTTATTGTTTAATCGACCCCAATATGTTCCACTATAATATACATTAGGTAGTGTTGTAAGCCATTTTAGTTTATCAATAAATTCTTGTGCCGTAAATACTTTCATATATTACCTCCTTTCTTTTAATAACCTATTGTCCAACCTGCTTCTATAAAATCTTGATAATTAGTTAATCCTTGTATTTTACTTGCTGGATATTGACTACTTGTTAAACCTGTAACAGTAGTAAATGTTTTAGTTCCTGTATAACTTGTCATACTAATTAATGATAAAAGAATATTATTTAAACTTGTGTCTGTTAAACTTATACAACCATAAAATATTGCATCATTATTATTTACCACTTTGCTTAAATCTAAAATTGGTACATTTTCTAATTTAGTACAATTTTTAAATAAACTTCCTACTGCTGTAGCACTACTTGTATTTAAACTTCCAACTGTTGTTAAAGCCTGACAACCTTCAAACATTCTATACATATTAGTTACTTTACTTGTATTATAATTACCTATTGATATTAATCCATAACAGTTTTTAAACATAGTTCTTGTCATTGTTGCACTACTAAAATTAAAATCTGGAACAGATTGTAAAGCATAACAACCTTCAAACATACCTTCAAAAGTAATAAAATTAGAAGTATCTACATTAGGCATTATTGATAATTTTCTATCATTTTGAAACATAGCATAAGTACCCTGTGAACTGGCGTTCCAATTATCATATATACTTTTAGCATAATTATACCCATCTATTACTCCTTGTGGTGTGCTACTATATCCTATCGTAGACCAATTAGGAGTACCACTAGGAATATTCAATACTTCTGGTACTAATTCAGTAAATGTTTCATCACCTGTTAAACCTGTTATTCCTTTTGTTTCTAGGTTGTCTACTAAATCTTCTCTGTCTTGTTGTAATTGTGTTAAATAATCACTCGTAGTCATTATTCGCCACCTCCATTATTACTTGGAGTAGTTAATGTTGCTAATACTGTGTTTATATTACCTACTACTGTGCTTATGCTATCGTCAACATATTTCTTTGCCGTTAGTTGTGTATTTGTTGTTGGAGCAGAATATGTTTCAACTTCAGGAATGGTTCTAAAGGTTTTTTTACCTAAAAATAATTGTTGTTCTCCTGTAAAAAATCTATCACCATATAACAATGACGAACTTTCTTGTATATTACCACTAGAATTTACATAAAGGCGTACGAACTTTAATTTTCCTTCATCTGATGCTGCACCAGCAGGGTTTCCTCTTACATATCCTACTACCATCGCAAAATAAGTATTTGATGATGGAGTACCTATTTCATTTATATCTTTATAATAAAGAATTAATATTGGATTAAAATAACTTATATTTTTTTGTGAACTAGAACTATTTTTCTTATAATAAAAACTTGTTGTAGTATTTCCATTATAAGGTATATATATACCTATTGAATTATTTCCAAATACAAAAGCATAAGAAGTGTCATAAACGTTTCCTATTTCACCACCAACACTACTTACTAAATCCCATACTGCTTTCGCACTTGCATATTCTACATTAGTAGAATTTGAAGTAATGCTAGATACTTTATTAGTAGTTGTTTCTACATTACTTGGAGCAGGTTGTACATTTTCTTGTGTCCAACTATATGTTGGTGTTTCTTCACCATCACTAACACATTTATAAAAATAACCATTTGTATATGTACTATCAGTTGTTCCTATAAATTGTACTATCTTTCCTAAATTATCAATACTTGCAGTAGGCATTGTACTATATTGTGTTATTAATCCTTTTCCTGTAATGACATTTTCAAGAGTTCCTTTTGATATAAACATTGAATTTGCGTCATCAACATATTGTGCATACGTTCTTTGTATGCCATATAATACACCACTATTATTTACGTTTGTCGCATATGTTGAACTTGCTTTTATTACTCCTGCATTACTTGTTGAAGCATAATCAGTTTTTTGAACATAATTACTTAAATCTACTGTTGCACCTAATTTATCCCATTCAGTTCCAGTCCAAGCATAATTAGAACCATCACTTTCTACGTTATATACGTCACCAGCCGTTAGTCCACTGCTAGGCAAATCTGCGTAAGTTGCTACTGAACCTTTGTATTTATATACAGAACTTACTTTATTATCAATAGTAGTTTTATCGTAGTAATTAGTTAAATCACTAACTGCATTAGTAATATATCCTGCTCCGTTAGTTAAATCTGCCGTATCATCAGGTATATTCAAACTTGCTATATCTTCAGCAGTAAAATAATCAACTCCTTTAACAGGTGTATAACCATCTTGACCGCTTGCTCCTGTATCACCTTTACTAGCCATTAATTGCCAATATTCTGTATCTGTTGGTAAATTGCCAGTACTTTCCTTTAAACATACATAAGAACTACCGTTGTATAATACTACGTCTAATTTTAAGTATTTAGTGCTTCCACTATATTCCCCTTTAGGTGTAGTTGCTACTTTTCCTAAATTTGTACTTACTTTCGTCATTATATTAATACCTCCATTTCTCCATTATCATTTATTAAAAACTCTAAATCAGCATCATCGCCTAAATAACATATTAATTCCATATCATCATTTACCTCAAATGAACCAAATTCAAATGTTCCATCAAGTACCTCAACACTCTCTTCGCTACCATCTTTTTTGGTAATTGTTATTGTAGATACCTTACCTTCCTTACTTGCGTCTATATCTAAATTATCCATTTGATTAAGTTTTGTATTCGCAGTTTCAATCCAACTCAAGTATTCATCGGGTTGCTCGATTTCGGCATTAATACTAGCATTAGTTACCAAATAAAACTTATTACTCTTAAATATAGGAATTTCCTCTTCATCAACACCTTCAGTTATAACTAATTGTAAATTGGTTCTACCAGTTTTAGTTAATACTGATTTTACTGGTAGTTGATAAGTCTCCCCTACTTTTTCAAGCATTATATAAGTCTTTTCTTTATCGGGTTTCGCTATTTCAACTCTAGCAGTTCCATCTACAAATTCATCGTCAAATGAAAATACTAAATTCTCTTGCAAGTTTTCTCCATCATTACCTATAACACTTTTAGGTAAATAAACTTGCCTAGTTTCTTTGTTAATTATTATATTTATATTTTCCATATCATATCACCATCTTTCAATTCCCTTTAAAAGAAAGTGCTACATATATTAAAAGTTTTCTCTATCTGTTGGGTTGTTTAGTCCTGCAAATACTTGGAATATTAAAGTAATTATATCTTGTATTGTACTTATTGTATCGCTAGGCATTTCGTATATTCCAAATAATTTTAATGCTTCCGCTATCAATAATACTAGTTGTGTCCAAAATACAGGACTTTTAAATCTTTGTGGTAATTTTGTTAATTTTTCTTTCATATTTTTCTCCTTTCTTTAAATTTATTATAGTCCAATACAATGAATATAAAAGTCTGCATCTTCACCGTGTATATCTCTTGAACTATATACCCAACCTTTTATTTTGTTTTTTGTACTTCCTACTGGGTCTATAACATAGTAAGCACCCCTACCATATTGTTTTGCTATCGTCACCGTTGTAATAGGCACACTGTTAAACCAATTTTGTGGCAAATCAAATTCCGCATACGCCCAATACAACGAACCCTCTGTTCCATAATTACCTGACGTTGAACCTAAAGTAATAGTCATTTTTTTAAAACATTCACCAAGACTATATCTCCACGTGTGCATAATCCAACCATCAGCATCTCTTTTAAAATCTGTTATATAATCTTTTATTGACCTGTTATCTATTTTTAATGTTCCATTTACATTAAACTCGTCATTATCCCAATTAAATATAGGCATACCTTTAGGCACAGTTATTGTACTAACTATTGTTCCACCAGTATAGATTTTATCTTTGGCTCTAAATTGAAATTCATAGTTTTTGGTATAATCAAAATCACTTAATTGTATTTGTGGTTCGGTATGTGTTCCTGTACTAGTAGTATTGGTTAAAGGTATCCAATTTTCTTGCCAACTACCACCTGCTTCACGCCAATTATATTCCGTAGTTAAAGTATTACTTTCAGCACCAAATGAGCCATTAAAATATTTACCACTAGAACTTATATTAATTTTGCCATCAGTAGGCTGATTACGTTTACCAGAACCAACTATCGTTAATGGAATATAATCAACTATATTTGCACTTGCTATTGATACCGTAGTTTGAGCAGATATTCCTCTACTATCTGTAATAACTACCACAAAACTTGAAGTAGCAGGATTAGATATAGTTAATGTAGCAGTATTATTTGTTACCGTTCTCGATGAGCCATCAATCGTTATACTTGAAATAGTAGCACTATTTTTAGGCGATGCCGTTACACTAATTAACAATGTAGAAGCATTTAGTACTATTTTACTATTACTACCAGTTAAAGCAATAGTTACTGAATTAGTATCAGTTAAACTACTAGACGATAATTCTGGAGCATTTATTGCTTCGTTTACTATATATGTATTACCAGTAGACGTACTAACGTGGTGATTATCATAAACACAATAGTAAACACAATTACCATATTTAGTGTTAGGTATACTTGAATATAATGTACTAGCCACAGGTGTAAATGTAATCGTGGTTGTATTGGTAGTTCCACTATATAATTGTGTTCCACTAGCACTATCCTTTTTCATATATACAGTACAAGTTCTACCCATTGGATTATATAATGTTAATGTTTGACTATTACCTATCGTTAAATTAGTAGAACTTACCGCACTTACATAAGGATATTGATAAGTAGTTTGACTACTAGCAGAAGTATCATACGTTGTTTGAGTAGCACTACGTCTTATTCTTGTTTTTATATTATATGAAGTATTAGCAGTTAAACCTGATATTGTATAGTAACCACTTGTTCCACTAACACTACCTACCGCAGTCCAACTTGAACCATTATTAGTTGAATACCATATATAATCGGCATTAGCATCACAAGACCAGTTCATACTTATGGTTGTTTCAGTTTTACTTCTAAAACTTTGTGAAGGAACTGCGTTAGTTGTTTGCGATACCACACTACTATCAGTAGTTAATTGACTATCTTTTCTTCGTACCCTTAATTTACATTGATAAGTTGTATTAGGACTTAAACCACTTACTGTGAAACTTCCACTCGTTCCATCTGTTACGTCATAACCAGTCCAATTACTTCCATTATCAGTTGAGTACCAAGCATAATCAATAGTATCAGCGGTACTCCAATTAAATGTAAATGAAGTTTCGTTTCTCTTGGATACTGCAAAATTCGTTATACTCGTATATCTAGGTATTGTATCCAACGTAACTATAGCATTAGTTTCTGCATATCTAAATGACGTATTTGAATTACCCGCAAAATAGAAATACAATCTTAATTTACTAGTACCATCGCTACAATGTGGAACTTGTATTATTCTACTTGTGCTAGACGAACTTGTGTTCATCGGATTAGTTGAAGATAACGAACCTTTAGTTAAATAATATGTAGTATTAGTAGTTGCTTTATCGTATCTAAATGTTGTTGATACATTTAACTGATTATCCGCTGAACCAGGGTCTTCACCACTTGTGGTGTTGTATGAATATTTATAGTAAGACGTTAGCCAATTTACATAGTAATTTGAAGTAACACTACTATTTTTCTTTCCAGTATAAGGTTGATATTCAATTATATCAGTATTACTTTCTATTCTACTTGAAGGATAACCACTTGTTCCAAATAAGTCATCTCTATATCTCCAACGAATACCTGTAAACCAATAGTTGTTGTTATTGGTTGAACCACTGACGGTGTTCCAATCTCCTCTTGCCATTTTCTATCACCTACCCTATGTAGAAACAACCAGTTCCATCTTCAAAATCTTCAAATCGACTGTGTTGTCCCATAATGAAATATTCTTGAACTTGATGCCTATAAGTTTCTACTACTGTATTACCTACGTCTTCATCAAAAGCCGCTCTTAATATTACGTCATCATTATTATCTAAAATAGTTAAACCATTTTGATTAAGATTAGTTTTGGCTTTAGCATTAGTCTTTTCAAACGTCATACCATTTTCATCAACTGTCATTGAGGTAGTGGATAATTTTTTTACCGTGCCATCAATCATCATTGAATTTATTTGTGTTTTAGTATATGTATCACTTTGTAGTACTTCAACACTATGAGCAATACCACTAATATCATCAGTTGTTGCTAAATTACCAAATTTACCATTAATAGTTTCTAATTCGTTATCAGTAACTTCTCTATAACTTGATAAGTCATCACTTATTGATGATAATTGGTCATTAGTTGTCTGTTCAAACGATGCTACGTTAGTAGAAATACCATTTACGTCTATTTGCAAACTACTAATATTAGAAGTATTCTCGTCTGTTTGAGAAACAATTTCTGAAATTATACCCTCTTGTTTGTTTACGATTATTTCGGTATTTCTTAATCTCTCTCTTAAACCTACGTCTTGTTTACTTTTTATCTCTTGTTCCGTTAATACTGGAGACTTAATTACACTCTTGAATGAGCCATCAAAAGTAAACTCGTTTTCCAATATATATGTATCTATATATTCGTTTTCATCTGTGTATATTCTTATTTTGTTTCCTGCTTTTAGGAAAGGCTTTCCAGTATAGGTAGTTAATTCACATTCGGTATAAGTTAGTCCATTAACTTTATCCCATATATCCATTAATACCTCTTGTCTTTTAGTACTGTTATATAAGAAATAATCTTCAATGATTACTAGTTGGTGTTCTCCAATATCCTGAACACTCTCTTCGTCTTGATATGAAACGTTTTCAGTTTCACTAAAACTACTTCTAATAACTAATGAATTAATTGGACCATATACTACTTTTCCACCTTCTAAACTGGAATAATCGTCTTTTTGAAATGTATAATCTAAAGTATCACTCACCCATTTTAAATCTATTTCTCCGCTTTCATAATCAATATCTACAAAAGCACAAGCGACCATAGCAATAGACGTTAAAACGTCTCTATTCTTTTCACCATTAGTAAATGGATTTTTTTCCACCGTTAATGTGCTATTAGTAAATGTTGTATTAGTAGGTATTAATTCCATTGAAGCACATAACTCAACATATATATCTCCTACCGTTATAGTATTATTTTCATAATCCAAATTGGTAGAATATTTTTCATCAATATGTTTCATTAATGTATCGTAAGCAATAAATGATGAAAAGTTTTCAGTCTGTTCGTCAGTAGGTTTTTCTACTATATAAGAACCCAAATTTATATATTCTGTTACCTCTTCTTCGTCTTCTAAATAAGTAACTCCTACACTGGCTTCAAATTCATTATTTTCTAGTGTATCGTCTAAAGCATCAATTAAATGTGCCTCGAGTTGTTTTATATATACACTACCAACCATACTGCCATCAACACAACACCCACTACTTATAGTGAAATCTTGTATCTTATTACTTTGATTTAATTCCAGTGATGGTGAACTAAATTCTAGTTTTCCATACCTATTCATATAAGCGTAATTTTTACACTCATTTATAAAATTTGCACTTGCCATATCACACCTACAATTCTATTAATGCTTGTGATATTTCATCAAACACCTCAACTAATGCTTCAGTATTTCCTTCCATTACTTTTACTGGATAACTTGCTTTAACACTTCTGTCTCCTCGATAACAAGTTATAGTTTTCCAAGTGTTAGTAAAAGGATTTAAGAAAGAAACTGACATAGTAGGGCGTAATTTTATTTGAGCAAAGAAATCCACCACTTCATCGCGAGTGAGTTTTCTTGTTGCTAAATCAAGTCTATATTTTTGAGAAATAACGTTTAGTATCATTTTCCCATCAGCCGTAGTTGTATCACGCCCACTATCTTTAGAAACGTCATACCAACCTACTGTTGAATTGTTGGTTAAATATTTAGATATATCCACATTATTTATCTTTACTTTGGATAATACCAAAGATGGACTTGCTAATTTATATGTATATGCTCCTTGTGTATATTCTTGTATCATCATATCACCATCTTTCAATTTTCCCTTGAAAAAGTGCTACACATTTATATTAAGCAGGAATATTTATTGGACATACTCCTGTTTGTTTTGTTTTGCGATTTATTCTATCAATTATAACGCCTTCATCAGTATGAGCATATAAGTGAACTTCTCCTCCACCTATTGTTGCATTATTCATAGCCTCTGATACGGCACTATATATTGCACTGGCTATTTGTGAACGATTTAATACCTCGGTTCTTCTATTAATGTTTCCAACGATTTCAGCACCATTTTCTCCTGCTTGGAATAATGTTCCGTGAGTAGGAACTCCTCCGTTAGCATACTGTGGAATATTCTTCCATTCTTTACCATTAAATACTCCACCCATAGCAACGGCTTTTATTTTATATGACGCTACTGAATTACCACTAGCATCAGTTAATTTAATGCTAGGGAAAGTAAAGTTCTTTAACTTGTTTTTAATACCATTTGCTATACCATTACCAAAATTTGAACCTATTGAAGAACCATTGTTATAACTCAAATTAGTTTCAAAGAATGATTTGTAGTTGCTTGCAGAATTTTTTAATTCTTTTCCAAAACTTTCAACCGTTTTTTCTATTCCATTATTTTTTATTGTAATAAAGTTTTTAACTAGTTCTGCAAGTGCATTGGTAACACTATTAATTTTATCTACACCAATAGAAGAAACTGAAGTGTAATATTCTTTAAACCATTGACCAAAGAATTTTAAATCATAACCAAAGTCGGCTATATTATAACTTCCAGTAAACCAAGCCTTTATACCACCTTCATTAGGTACTTTATTAACAAACTCCATAATACTATTTACTGCACTACTTGTATTTTGTACTACCCCAGCATCTATTCCTTTTATATTGTCAGAATATTGCTTTAGATATTTACCAAAATTAGGTAGATATGAAGCAAACTTATCTAGTTTATTATCACCAACTACCCAAGATATTAAACCACCCTCATTAGGAGTTTTACCAGCAAATTCCATAATAGTTTCTACGGCTTGACTAGTTTTCTCTACAACGTCTAGTTTAATACCTGAAATATTGCTGGAATATTGTTTTAATTTAGTACCAAAGTCAGGTAAGTATGAAGCAAATTGTTTAAGTGTATTATCACCAACAAATAATGAAATTAATCCACCCTCATTAGGTATTTTTTTAGCAAACTCGGCTATAGTTAAAGCGGCTTTACTAGTCTTTTCAACTACGTCAGCCTTTACTCCAGCCATTTCTTCAGAGTACTTTCTAAAGTTAGGAGCAAATGCTACTAAATCTTTACCAAACTTGGTTAATGAATTTCCTCCAGTAAACCAACTTGTTAATCCATCTAATATATTAGATGCCGTTAGTTTTAATATTGCACTGGCTAAATTATCTACTGAACGAGTAGTACTTTCATCAACTATGCTTACACCTTCAAAGAAAGGTTTAGCACTAACCATAAATTTGGATAAGTTAGTACCCACTTTTTCTAATCCAGCAGTAGACACATTTAAGAAACCTGATACTATACTTCCTGCAAAACCACCAAGCGTTTCACCTAAATGAAGTAATAGTTTACCACCTTCTCCAACTATCCAAGTAAATCCAGGTATTTGAGCCAAAGCACCTAAAGCAACAAGTATTAATTCGAGACCACCAATTATAGACGCAAATCCAGCCAGACCAGATAATATCGTTGCTGGTGAAGCAATACCTAAAACTATTATTCCTGCACTAAATAATGCTAGTTGTGTACCTACCTCGGATAAACCAAGTATCGCTCTTTTTACACTATCTATTCCAACAGTTAAGAATGTTTCAAAGTTAGGTATAGATATAAATGCTCCAATAGCCGTTAATAAAACAGTTACACCACCTAATATAATGGCTAAATCAGCAAATCCTTTAGATATTGTTGCCACTCCTATAGTGCCTAAAATAGCCGTTAAAGCCGATATTCCAGCCAAAGGTAGTGCAATACTACCTAGACCACTAAACACTTGTTTTAATAGGTCTACGCCTCTTGTGGCTATGTCTTCTACACCTGGGATACTGTTTAATGCTCCAATAGCAAGTATTACGGCAGTTACACCACCTACTACTATCGCTAATTCGGCTACACCAGTTAATACAGTTTTTATGCTAGGTAAACCAAATTCACTTGCAACGCCTTTACTTTTACCACCAGATTTAGAGCCTAACATTTTACCAAGTAATCCTAATATTCCTCCACCAGCGGCTTTTAGTCCAGTTATGCCTTTAATAAACTCAAATATCTTTTTAATACCAAGATATATGCTTCCACCTACACCTAAAGCGGTTAAAATAGTTCCATAAGTAATGTGGTCGAATTTGAATTTTACTTCGTCTAATTCGTCACCTTCCTCTTTGGTAAATCCAAGCCATTTCATAATAGCGTCTCGTATTCTATTGGCTTTCATTTCTACTTTTTCCATTAAGTTGTCATAACCCTTAATAGCATTTAATAAGCGTTTGTCTATACCACCATTTACTCCGCCACTTCCTGAACTACTACCACTCTTTGAAGGAGAAGTAATATTATTAATTTGGTCGAAGCCTAATATTTGTCTCTTTAATTCTTTGGTGGCTTTAGTTGCACTACTAGCCCCATCGGCTATGCCATTATATAAATCTTCAGTACTTGCTAACCCAGTATTATAATCGTGTGTTTCAATTCCAAATACACCCGCTATTGCTTTAGCAATATGTTTGATAACCATTAGGATAGCATTTGCATAAGGTAATATATCAGCATACATACCCATAAACAAATTACCAATAGCCGTTTTGGTTTCAACAATTTGATTTTTAAATATTTTTAATTGGTTAGCAGGACTTTCTATAGTATCAGCAAAATCCGCCATAGAAGAACTTGCTTGTCTTAATGCAGAAATATACCTTAAAATTTGTTTTTCACCTTGGGATAATTCATTTACCGATTTAGTTATTCCTAATTCAGCCATCAAAGGTTTAAAACTAGTCTGTGTAACGTCTATACCATATTTACGCAAAGGTTTAGTCTGTCCTGCATATACACCTGCTCGTAATGCTTCCGCTACCACACTTTCGTCTTCTTGATTATATAATGACGCTAAATCATACGTTAATTTGGTCATATTTTCAGACATTATTGAGGCTTCTTTTTCTGCAATACCAGCATTAGTAGCCATAGCCTGAAATAAACCTTGGAAACGTAATGTTTCAGTCATATTAGTTCCAAATGCTTCATTTAAGCGATTTTGGAATTTCATAGCCGATTTACCTAAATCAGAAAAGGTTTTTTCACCATTTTTTTCTACATTTTTAAAGATAACATTAAATAGGTTCAATTCCTCTGCCCTATCAGTACTCTCACCCAAGAAATCAAGTATCTTCATTCCTAAACGTTTAACTGAAGCAAATGTAAATGCACCCTTTAAAGCAGAGCCTAAATTCGTAACTTTTTTCGTAGTTTCTTCGGTTGCAGTTCCTATATCTTTTACGTCTTTAACTATGTTTTTAGAACCCTTTTCAATGTGTCCCATTTGTAGATATATATTTGTTAATACATTCTCAATACCTGTTAAACTTTTGACTAATTGTTCAAAAAGAACTAGGGTCTTTTCGCCAGTGGTTTTAAGTTGTAATTCTAAAACTTTCGCATCATTGTTTGTCATTTTTTACCACCTCGCTTCCCTTTTTTGAAGTGCTTTCTTCTTTGCCCTTTATTTTTTGCATTTCCGCTATCCTATTTCTAATTCTAGTTTCTAACTCTTTTTGCTTTCGTTGTACTTCTCGCTCTTCTTCCTCTTTCGTTAGAATATAAGGTTTAGATGCGTATGAGGCACGTTTACCTTTACTAAAATTATTGGATATTGCAACAGATACGGCTTCGTGGATATACGCACCTTGTAACCACGCTTGAAAATTCATATTCTCTTGCTCGGATTTCATTCTAGTATAATAAGAAAAACGGTATGCCCAGAATAGGTCTGGGTTACCTTCCCAAAACTCATTTGCAGACATACCGTAAGTAATTGCCAAAGGCAACAAATCATAAAACCAATCAGTTAAGTTTTTGTAGTCTTGGCGTTCATTTATTGTTCTACTATTTCCAATTCCTCCTCCGTCTTCTCGGAGTTTGTATCTGTTAGGGCATCGATAAAAGAATTGTATTCCTCATAAGCAAATCTAACTACTTTGTTTACCATATTTTCGCCTTTTGCTTCAGCGTAGGTATCCATTAGTTTAATTGCTAGATTAGAATTTACGTCTTGGTGATTTTTAAGAAATAAACAAGTCCATAAATACTCTCTAAAAGTAATTGGCTTCTTTAAAAAATCTTCCAAGTTAAATCCTACTGCCTCTAACCATTTAACGGAATTTCTATCTAGTTCAAGAACATAATCCTTATTATTAATATTTAATTTTAATTTTCGCATCGTTAATTTCCCTCTCTTTCATATTCTATGAACTTGCTTCTATTTTAGCGGCTAACTCTGTTGAAGTTAAATAACTTCCTGCAACACTTGGAGTTGTATGTAGGGTACATTCCATTACTCCACCAACACTCTCTTCATTAATCCAAGTTTGACATACACCTTTGTATTCAAATCCTGCTCCATCTGGGAACTTGATTAGAATATCTTTAGCGATATTATCACATACTGCACGAACGGCATTTAGATTATCTTGTGAGTAGTTGTAAGTGAAGTCCATATCTCCTGTATCAGGTCTATCAGGAATATATACCTTTGTAGGGTCACTTGACGTAGTTGTTTCTACGTTACCACCTGCTTGACCTGTTGCAGGCATACCTTTAACTGCTACCAATTTAGCATAAGGATATTTTGCGTCACTAGTTGATTTTACTCTTACTTCAATACCTAAATCAATCATTTAATTCACCTCTCATTAATTTTCCCTTTTAGAAGTGCTTATCTCAAAGTTGGATATATAACTAAATTGTCATCACCATATTTTGTATCTAATACTCCATTTAGTCTTATTATCGTTCTATGAACGTTAGTATCCATATTTGGAGCATCGTGGGTTACTTTAACAGTAAAGTGATAATTCGATTTAATATAATCAACTATCATTTCACAAATGTTATCGCATATCATTTTTTTAGATACTTTCTTATATGTAGTAGTTGTTTCACCGTTTTCTTCTACGGTTTCTTCAACTGTTGTATCAATAGAATATATATCAATTTCTATACCAAAAGAGTAAGTTTCTTCACCATAATTTAGATTGTTATATCTATTGGTTACCGAAAGTAGTCTAATAGGTATTATTGGAAATACTTTACTATCTTGGGGGTGTATCTTAACTACTTTAGCAGAATAGTTATTGTGTGCTTCTATATATTCCTTTATTGCAGGATAGAACACATTATCAAATACATTTTCTACTACCATATTTAATCACTTCCTTTAGAATATAAATTTCCAACGTTTTTTTGTAATTGAACTTCGACATAATCACCGATTTCGTCTACTATTTCACAATAGGCATCATAGAACATTCTTCGACTAGGTAAACCCTTCGTCCACATTCTTGCAACGCCATCTTTACCCATTATACCCATCGGACTATCTGTTGGATACCACCAACCTTTTTCACCGTGTTGGTTCACGTCATATTTCCAATCACCAAGCATCGGGTGAGGGTTTTCTCTACCTACAACACCAGTTCCCATCTCGTTAAACATAAGGACATAATCATTAGTCCAAACTTTACCAGTACGAGTGCCTTCATCATAATCCCAGTGAATTGCATCAGTGTGGTTATGAATACCATTTTCATAGCACTTTTGAAGAACTTTGTTATACATAGCCTCGGTAGCCAATCTTACACTATCGCAAATACCTTTTTCATAGTTATCTATGTAACTTTGTATCAGTCTTTTTGCGTCCTCTAGGCTCTTCTGTGATAATTCTACTGTTACCGTTGTCTTCATTCTTTTCCTCTACTAAAACGTATCCAGCCTTTAGGAATTTTTCTTTATCCTCTTCCGTAAAAACTACTACGCCATTTGTAAATTTATACATAAAACACCTACTCTCTTATTATCTTTTGCATATAGATTATTATTACTGAATTACCAACTCTAGGAGGCAATAGCACATAATTGGCGTTATCACCATTATAATTCTCACCTTCAGGAGTTGCTCCGTACAAATACGCTACGTCAAATTCTTTAAATACGCCATCATAAGAGATAGGTATTACCATTCTTTGAGTTATACTAGCCTTTTCACCAAATTCAACCATTTCGGCATCAGACTTAACACCTCTATAATTAAAGGAATATTCAACGGGGGTATCGTAAGTACTTACTTCGTTTCCCTCATCGTCTAAATCCGTGCCAGTCTTACTGGCTATATATAGTTTTTTAGCCCAAGTATCAGGGTTTGCTTTTACTGGTATCATTTACAACAACACCTTTCGCTTTTAATTACACCTGCCTTTGGGATTAATTCGTCTAGTAAATTCTTTGAAATTAAGCCACTTAAATAACTTACTGATATACCATTTTCGCTATATGACTGTACGTTAGCACTATCTTTCTTATTATAAAGTTCGATAGCACACCTAACTAACCAACTATCCATACGCCAGTTTTGAGGTAATTCAGCATCAAAGTCAAATGGATATAGTGTATATAAAGCAATACTTTTAGCATCGTCTAATTTCTCACCAAAGATTTCGTCTAGCGTATCATCATCAGAGTTTCCTAAAATTGAAATTCTCATTTTGATTAATTTTTCTTCATCACTCATATTTACACTTCCTTATCTCCATTACGGCTATTACTCCAAGTTTTAACAATTCCCTAGCCCTTTGATAATTTAAGTAGCGAATTGTTCCACCTGTGTAGAATTGTTTAGTAACAATATCGTTATAATTTTGCGTTACTCTTACTTTAATATTTTCTTCCACAAGTCTTCAACTCCCTTCTGCTCATAATCAACGTTCTTCGGGATTTTATTTACTATCTTATCTATATCTTTCTTCGTTAGTTTCATATCAAAAGGTAGTAGATAACCATTTACGCCTTCCTTTAAATCAAGTTTAGCGTTAGGAAACGGCGTACACAAAGTGGGAACGTGATTTTGCCAAGCCTCATACATTGTTAGACAGAAACTTTCTGTGTCACTACATTGAGCGACATAATCGTATGCTCCCATTATTCTTTGCCCGTCTCTTATTGGTTCGTGAATTATCAAGTTTTTGTAATTAGTATAACCTAGCGGATTAGTACCAAATACGTCTATTACATAAGTATATCCATATTTTTCAAACAAATCGCATAACATACAATATCGTTTAAATCCTTTTTCCTCGGTTAATCTACTAAATACAACGATTTTAATTTGATATTTCTCGTTATCCAATATATTGGGTATAACTACACTATCGTGATTAAACTCTCGTATGAAAGATTGTCTAGCACATTCACTGACTGCTATGTATTTGGTGTTGGGGTCTCTTTCTCGATAATGCCAATCCCAAAATTTCTTCATTTCAGTCCAGTCAGAATGTATCATTTGATATAGTTCTTTGTACCTTACTTGGCTGAAGTATTCATCATCAACCAATACACTCGTGATAATACATATATCACACTCTATTGGGGAAGTAAGTTCAACAATAATGTTTACATACTTACTCAAGACTATAGCATTTTCAAGACTAATATCTCGACATACCAGCGTCATATCGTATTCATCACCAAACCTCTTACAGAAGTTTCGCAAAAATGTTTCAACTCCACCTATTTCGTTATAGTAGTGTTGTAATAATACTATTTTCTTTTTAGCCATCTTACTTCTCCCTTTGAATATGATTTATTAATTATCCACTTATAGTTTTAACTTTAATTCCATCTGGTTTAGTGAATGTAGTACTTAATCCAGTGATTTTACCGTGATACCATTCTGGACCGTGGTCAAGACCAATTTGTCCAAAGATTTGATATTTAGTACTTGCACCATCTTTAGCAAGTTCTTCACGGAAGAAATTACCTTTTCCTGGTACTGGTTGTTCTACTGGTCCACAAACTGCTGGGTTATATATTAAAGCAGTTCCGTCTGGTAAGAACTCTCCTAATCCAAAATGTAATACGCAACCGATAGGTAATAGTAAGTCTCTTACCATAATACCGTAAGTATTCATATAAGGTTCTCCTACTTTCATACCCATTTCTACTGCATTACCGTGTAATTGTAGTAAGTTAGTTGCATTTAATAGCATTTGTAGGTTAGAAATATCACCACCAGCATTTTTGATACTAGTTACTACTTCATTTACTAACCATAAATCAAGTGCAGCACCACCAGCGGCTTTTACGTTAGTTGTAATAGCGGCTAGGATACCACGAGTTTTATTGATTTGACTATCACTAGCGGCTTTATTATAAGTACCTTGAATGAAAGTCTTTTCAATAGAACGTTTGATTTTGTTCATTTTTGAATTAGTTTGGAAATCTAATTCGTTTGTAGGATTTTCAACTTGTCCTGCAATATTTACTCCACCTAAAGTTGCCATATTAGATTGTTTAGCATAACTAACTGCAACAGTTTCGTGGAAGATTTGTGTTACGTTGCTCATTTGAGTTCTAGTAACATAAGTTGCGTCTGGAGCAGTTAATGATGCAGTTTCACTGATAGCAGGAATTGCACCTTCTTCACTCGTATAATATTGACCGCAAACGAACTCTACAGAGTTAGTATATTTTACCCTTCCTGAAATTGAATTAAGGAATGGTGTATCAGTGTTTGCCTTATTATAAAGTAAACCTGAATAGTTAGGAACTAAAAATGATTGAACTGTTCCTGTCATATTAAATCACCTCTCAAAATATTTTTTTTCCCTTTAAGAAGTGCCACCTTTTTAAATACCCATTTTATGCTCTTCTTGATATATTTGAGTAATTAACTCGGTTTGACGCATACTATCTTTTTCTTCGATAGCCTTTGCAAGGTCTTTCTTCAACATATCAACTTTACTTAATGAAGAAGAACTATCTAAACCACCGATAGGCTTTGGAGTTTCGTTTAACAACTTGGTAGTTGTTTCTTTAGCACTCTGGTCTTTAGTCTTATTAATTAAAGATATAAAACTATTTGCTAACTTAATAGATTTATCGTAGTCTTCACTTACGATAGTAGCCAAAGTTTCCTTCAATTCAGTATCGTCTTCTTTAATTTCAATACCATTTTGAAGTAATAACTTTTGAACCGCTAAATCACTTTTAGCAATTTTATTTTGTTTTACTTCTTCCTCAAATGCCTTTCTTTCACTTTCTCTCTTTTCGTCATCAGTCATTTTAGACTTTTTGAAGTCATCAAACTCGGTTTGCAAAGCCGAATATTCAGTCTCCGTGTTCTTTAGACGGTCACTTAAGGCATTGTACTTATCTTTAGGTATAACCAATTTGGCTAATTCCTTTTTGATAGCATCTACCTTTTCTGCGTCTGTAGTGTAAGCCTCATTACTTAACACCTGTTGGATTGCTTCTTCCATTAAATTTTCCTCCCACTCTTAATGTTTTTATAGTTGTCACACCTCAACTTACTAGAGCGTCATAGATTTTATGCTCTCTATGATGAGCAGATTTTTAATGCTTTTACAAGCACTGTACTAACGATATAAAGGGTCTGCTTCCCCACGTTTTAGTTTTTTTTATCTCTGGATTTATGCCTTTTACGGACACCAGTATCAAGGCTTTCTAAACCGTAATTTAATACGTTAAAACTTGTACGTTTTTTTATATATCACCAGTACACTACCTATAAAAGATAGTGCGTCCGCTATACAACGAACCCCATAGCATAATATGCCACTTAAAACCAGGTCAAGTGCTTTATAAGCACCACGGAACAAATGAGTTACATCACCTCTCATTTACTCCGTGCCACCTATAAGGCGACACATAAGGAAAGGAAAAAAGTTGATATATTCACACTCTTCTCGGTTTATTGGTCGGAGATAAGAGATTTGAACTCCTACAACCTTGCCCCCAAAGCAAGTGTCCTACCAAATTAGACTAATCTCCGTTATGGGGGATTATTTATCCCCATCTGGTGTTTTCTCTCCATCAGCAGGAGGATTATCACCACTATCTAAAGAAGTGTTCTCGTCACTCTTTTTTTCCCTTAATTGTTTATCGGCTTCACCTACGAATAACTTAATCCAATTTTCAACTCCACCATAGAATTTCATTGACTTGTTGTAAGCCTCGTTAGTATCGCTATATAGACCAGTAGTAGCCATAGCAACGTCAGGTGAAACACCACTATTGATTTGGTTCATTAATCCTTGTGATTTAACAAGGAAGTTATCACTCTTATTACGAGTAAATTTCTGCTCTACTTCTTTTAAGGTTAAGGTATTTATATCACTCCAAGGAGATAATTGACATATTCTTAAAATTAATTCAAGTTCAGGTTTAGCACAACGTTTGAACTGCATTTCGTCTTGTTTAGCACGTTCATCAGCCATTGTCCAACCTTCAGATAACATTCGAGCCTGTCCAGTATCTCCACCAGAAGTTCTCTCATTACTCTTTGGAATACCTATAATTTGTAAAGCACAGTTTAATAACTTATCGTGCAATATTTTGGTATTTCCGTGGTCTATATTGTTAGATAACAACTTCAAGTCAGCAGGTCTCGAAGGGTCACTCGTAGCAATCTTTACTGCTCCCAAATCTAGTAAACTAGCATAATCTTCAGCATCTATATCTTGGTTTACAAAGACTAGAATACTTTGAATATACTGCTCTAAACCATCTATTTCGTCTGAAGTAATGCGGTTAATTTGATTTAATAAATCCATTATTACTTCAATAATACCTAACCTAGATTTATTCAAACTATATTCAAATATAGGAATATCACCTAATATATGATTTTGTTTAAACGTTACGTTAAATTGTGAACTAGTATTTTCCTTATTTACTTCATAATATTCATTACGGGTATATACACTACCTCTTAAATTACTATCGTGTACCCCTATCGTATAAGTAAAAGCAAATAACCTCTCGTGAGGTAAGAAACTAGAATATACAATAAACGTATTCTTACTATCTAGGTTATCTATAAAAAACGGACTATCTTCACTATCACTAGGAAGAACTATTCGGTGTCCTATACCAGATACATAAATGCTTTCGGCTAATTCAGTATCTTTAGGAAACTTATCTATAGCCAACATATAACTATTCAAAGTAGAAACTTCAGTATTAGCAATATCACCACGTTGAACGTACTGAATTGGCTCACCAAATACATAACTTTTCTTAAATTCCGTTACGAAATACGCGTTATTTTCTACAACCGTATTATTGATATTAGGTCTTATATCCTTTTCTTTACCAATAATTGGTTGGTATCCCCTATAATATTTCTCCAAATAATCAATTTCACTCGCATTTTGAACGTGAACATTAAATACGTCATTTAAAATGAACTGTATAGTATCAGCGTTCATATCTTCGGGCTTAAAATCCGCATAAATTATCTTTCTACCGAATAAACGAAGTTCGGCAGGAGCAATCATACGAGGGTTATTGATAGCATCTGTGGGTCTACAAGGACAAGATGCAGGAGTTTCACTAGTGTTTACACTATTGTTTACATTCTCATTTACATTTTCGTTTACATTTTCGTTCATACTATCACCCATTCCGCCCCCAAAACAAAATTGGGGGAACATAACTATATAAATACGGTTATGCTCCCGTGTAGCACTAAGCAAACTGCAAAGGGAAATCACGTTTGCTCATTTTTTATCTATCACAAAAGTGAAAAATATTCTATTTTTCAGGTCTAAAAATCCAATGACTTTTTGCCTTTAAACCCTAAAAAATTCGTTGAACTGCTTTCGGCTTCTGTAAAATGCTTCTTCCTACAACAATCTCTGAATTATACATAGCCGCCCCATCTGGACCGTCATCAAATTTGTTAGGATAATCGAAAGAATACTTCGTTATATTATCCATTAATCTACCAATATCCGTGTTCGGCTTTACAATAGACTTGTCTTTAAAGATTATATTCTTTTGTATACCACCTAAATTGTTCTTAATACGCTCTTCCTTCTTTTTTGTGTTATATAACTCCACTATTTTGCAGGTATACCAGCCTCTTTCGGCTAATTTACCCTCCAATAAAGGTTTCAAAGATACGTCTATGTTATTTTCTATTACTAAAGTGGTTATATTGTTATCTATTATCTTGTTTATTATGTCTCCATACAACTCTTCCATAGGTTTTTTACTGAAAATACAGTCCCATAGGAAGTGTTTACCATAGCCATCGGGCTTACAAATAAACATATTAAGGTTATCTTTACCTCTTCTTTTGGTATCCATTACCGCCATACAATAAGGCTCTAAATCATCGGGCGGAGTAATATAGGTAGAAAGGTTCTCCCAAGCAAGTTCACGCCCCGTAGGAGCAATAGGGTCTTGCTGATATACGCAACTAAATAAGAAAGGGTCAGTAGTATCCCTTATTTGCTCGGCTATCTCTTGCGGATACACTTCACTACAAGTAGTCTTTCCTTCGGTATCGAATAAAGGAACACGAATAACGATAGTATCATTATTACGCAATACATAAGGATTATCAGTTTCCTGTAAAGGGGAAACCTTATTTCTATCCTCGATAATACGGTTCAATATATCTTCGGGTGTCCATTGAGTACCTACAAATAAAAACTTACAACGTTCACCATCACGTCTATTCCACCACTCCGTATTCCATTTATCATAAACGCCTCTATGAACGGCATCACTATTGGCTTCCTCCGCACCCTTCGTCATATCATCAAAGATAATAGCGAAGTTCGCACGTTCACCAGTAGTAGCACCGCTACGAGTTCTCGAAATCAAATTAGATTTAGGAACGTTGGCGTTTCGTATCTTCCAGTCGCTTTCACGCTCTACTTCAAAAGGCTTTCCGTTATATCTTTGAAAGTAAGGAAATATCTCACAGAACGTAGGACTACAAATTATCCCCTTAACCGTTCTCGAGAAACCGAGTACTAATTCATCGGAATAACTCATACGGATAATAGAATTATCTATACTCATACCGAAAGCCCACGCTTCCCATAAAGTAGCAATATAACTCTTACCTAATGAAGGTGGGTAGCATACAATTACATATTTAAGTAAAGGGTTAAACGCTAATTCCTGCAACGCATCAATATAAGGTTTAAGTACGTCACGCCTATTAGCGAGTACCTTCTTCGGTTGTTCCCACTCTATATAATCGACAAAACATTCAAAATCTCTTCTCGCACAAATACTATATACCCGTCTATAATAATCAAAAAAGGAAGCCATATTTTCTACGCTCCCTTTACTAACTAAATTATATAAGACAGGAATAAGTTTTTGCTTCGCAACCTTAACAGAACCCATTTCATCGTGGTTAAACCACATTTCAAGCACATTTAACGCGGTGTCAGACCATTCGAGTTTCTCTTTCTCGGACAATCTATCGGCTCGAAGAGCCTCACAAACGCCTAAAAACGTATCTTTTAGGGTATTCTGCTTGGGTTTTATCTCAATCTTATCCCCAACTTTAAGCATAAACTACTCCTTCGGTATATGAATAATGATAGGCGTACCGTTTCGATAGCACTCCTCAATTAACTTATCAAGTTCTTTCTTAACTTCTAAAGCACGAGCATCGGTAGCATATTCCCCCACTACCATAGTTCTATCATTAACGATTACGTTCTTTAGTTCTCTATCAAAGAAATATTCTTTTTCCTTACCTAGTATTTCCTGGATTTTCTTAAATACCTTTTCCTTCGGTATCTCTTCATTCTTCAATACTCTCTTAACATTTTCACGATAATTAGTTTCAAACTTTTCAACGAACGCTTCTTCGGTAGAATTAATCTCCTTTAAAGCCTCTCGTATTCTATCACCAATAATATTACGAGGTTGTCTCTTTCCAATAGAAAGACCGTCTACAAACCAAGTATCCATTTCTTCTTGACTAATTACTAACATTTTACTCATATCTTCACCTTCCTAATTTGTTCTATAGTCATTTTTAATTCTTCTTGACCGTCTTTAGTAGAAGGAGGGACTACCATTTTATATAAAGTACCTTCCTTTAAACCTAAAGCCTTTTCCCACTTAACTAATATCTTGGGTCTAAAAGCCCAATTACCGTTAAGATAATTCGTTATGTTTTGAGGGTTCGTTCTACTCTCACCCAACTGTTTTTCTATCTTATTGATTTCATCACAAAGTTTAAGTCTAGTCCACTTCTTCTTCTCTAAAATCATAGCGATATAATTAGCAACATTAATCATATTTTTCAATCACCTTTAAAGTCCTCGATTTCCCATTAACTTGGCTAACATACCCCTTATCTATCAAGATACACACCTTCTTAAACACAGTATTAACGTCACAATGAAGTCTATCGGCTAACTCTTGATAAGTAGGACTATATCCGTGTTCCTTAATAAAGTTATCCAAGCACTCTAAAACTAATCTTTGTTTAATCGTTATCTTCGGTTTAAAAGTTATTTTTTCGAGCATCTTCTTCTCCTAAAATCCAACACAAAGTCTCTATCTCGTCTCTTTGACGTACTTTATTCTTTAAAATATATTCTATTCTATCTCGCATATCACGTTCACTAACGGCACGTTTCTCACGATTTTCAACCCAGAAATCGTATAAATATTTATAACACTTATAATACCTATACAAAGCATTGGGGTGAATTATATCCATTTCCACCATATCTTTATACGTCATTTCTTATTCCTTTCCAGCGTTTTCTCATACATTTCCCTATACCTAGAAGCCTTAAACAGTTCTAATAAAGACCCGTGAACCTTCGGTCCAACGTGAACTACATAAGGATTTATATAAAAAACGGTATCTCGCCCGTTCTTAACCGCCTTAATAACGTCTTCCTCCATTAAACCCTTCAGTTGTCTATCCACGGTAGAAGGAGAAACACCGCAAACCTTCGATAAATTCCTTCGGTTAATCGTTACTCCATTTCTATAAACGAGTTTCCCCGTCTGATATTGAATATAGTCTAATAATACTAATATTAAGGGATATTTCATACCCCACTCTTTAGGGGCAGAAGGATTAAACTTAACGAAACGCATCTTAACCTTGGAAAGTTTATCGGGATTATATATAGCATCTCGGCGAAGTATTCTATCTCCCGCCTCTAATACCGCTACACTCTCCCCTTCCTTTAGTATATATATGGCTTCTCCGTTTTGATTTCCTATACAACCCGCTTCGTTTAAATCAACTCGCCTCATATTACACCTTACTATCGTCATATTTGACGCACATTCCCTACTTTTTCACTATAATATGCCCCATTTTTGCTAACGAAACAAATCTTCACTTTTCCCTTATTTTTCAAGCACTTTATCTACATTTTTACCCTAATTAGACTTTTAATCTATATATGGTCTATCCTAATTACCTTTTAGAAAGGAGGAATGAATATCGGGTATCGCAGATGAACTAATCAAACTTTCACACATTTTTTAAGACAGGAGGTGAAAAAATATACCCTAGGTTCTATTCATTCCCTTAAGTGTGGAATGAACGAAAGGAAACAAGTAAATCCTATTCATTCCGTTTTCACTATATCACATACTTTACTCTCATTTCACTCTCGTTTTGTAAAAAAATGAATTCTTTTTATATTTTGGCTATGATTACGAGGGTATTGTAGAGTTCTTTTGTTATTTTTGGTATGTTTTCGAGGGTCTTTTATTTTTTGTGATATGTTTGTGAGGGTAAAAATAGGGGGTGGTCGGCTCACAATATAGGGAACGGGTATTATTGACGACCGTAAACGATACAACAAAACGGCAATAAATAACGATAAAACACGATTAAAAAGCAATAAATGAAAAAGATTAAAATTGATTAATTAATTGCTATTTTATAGATACAAAAAACGTTATTTTAAAACAATAAAAAGCCGTGGTCTTCTGTTATCACAAAACAAAAGCAAACAAAACAAAAGAAAAGAAAAGAAAACAAAAATAAAATAAAAATGATGATAAATAAAATATTAATTAAACACCGCAAAAACTGGAATAAATAAAAAGTGATATATAAGGGCATTGATGACACGGGAAAAACTGGAAAAGAAAAAAGTTATAATATACACATACGCACGCACACACGCACACGCGAGGAAAAGAAAACAAACGCGGATAAAATAAAACGCGATAACAAGATTATTTTAAACACCGCGAAAAAGAAAAAACAAAAATAAAATAACACAATTATAATACAATTATTTATTGATTAATTAATAATAAAATAATGATTAAAAAAATAATGTTTGACAATATCATAATATTATGATACATTAATATTGATTTTTGGAGGTGATAGAACACAAAAAGAGGCGATTAAACAACGTGGAAAAAGCAAGATAAAACGATTAAAAAATAGTTATGTAAAGAGAGGAAAAGAAAAGAAAATGACTAATCAAAAAGTTATCAATTTATTTTTAGAAAAGAGACAAGGAAAAACGCCGACAAGATTTATTAATGACGGCATTTATTATTACAAGGGAAACACCCTAAAAACTGACGGAAAAACACTTATAAATTATAATACTATAATAGCCGAATGGAAAAACGATTATATTATAGTAAATATGCGTAAATATTCAAGGACAACAAGCAAGATACAAGGACAATTACTATTTGAAATTGAACAACGTAAAATTGACTATATTAAAGACGGAATAAGAGGCTAAAATGATGATTAATAACGATGATTTAAAACGATATATTATAAGTGGGGCGACATTAACCGCCGATTTACAACCCGTAAAAATAAAGACTGGTTTTATGGTCTCAAAAATAGGATACGAAAAGACACACAAGCCAAGCGACATTGACGGAATAAAGGCGGATATATTAACCTATAAACATTTATTAAAACGAGGCGAGTTTATCGGTTTATGGTTTTTTGAGGGTAAAGTATATATTGATATAAGCCGACATTATAAACACAAACGCGATGCAATAAAAAGCGGAATAAAAAACAAGCAATATAGTATTTACAACCTAGCCAACGGCGAGGAAATACCACTGACAAAAAAAACATACATTTTATATCAATATAACGGAATAAAAAACGATATAAAATATATCAAGGAATATACAACACGCGAGGAAATGACCCGCGATTTAAAAATGAATTATCACACGTTAAGCCAATATATTATCAATAGCATTGATGACCCAATAAAATCACTAATTAATAACAAGTATTTATTAATATCCAACGAGGTATATTATAGAGAATTAGAAGAGATTTAAAACGTTATAAAATAGCCGTATAAAAGCGGTTATTTTTTTATTATTCTATAAAACGGCGATAAATAAGCCGATTTTTTAATATATACCCTTAAAACGCACAAAAACGGCATTTTAACGCATTTTTACTGGTTTTTATATATTTATACTAGCCAACACCAAAACGCACGAAATAGACCCATTTTTATTATTATTTTAATAATAATTAAAAAATGGAATAAAAAAACGATTATTTTACACAAAAACGCATAAGCAATAAAAAGCCGTAGTATAATTGACCGCGTCAACGGGAAAAAGCACACAAAAAAAGCGGTTATTTGATAACGTATTTTAGAAACGGAAAAAGAGGCGAAAAAGAAGACGCGGAAACGATGAAAAGAAGAGACGAAAAGACAAGCCGAAAAAAACGCGAAAAACGAGAACGGCAAGGCGTAAAAAATACGCAAATCTTCTTCACGGCTAAAATCTTCTCTATTCTACCCTACCCGTAAAAACTTCTCTTCGTGCGTGTACGCGTGTACGAGACGAAGACGCGATATATAATATCCTAAAATCTTCTATCGTATGCGTATATACGCGAGTGATACGAGAAAACGAAAAAATGATACAAAAAGAAAAGTTTTTACACAAAAACGCATAAATGAAAAAAACACGTTATATAATGGTCGCGAAAGCGGAGGAAAAGTATGTTGAAACAAGCATATATTAATGAAATTAATTTTCAAATTGAGACGGAAATTAATGAAAATGAGAACAATGGAAAAGTAGATTATTTATGCAATTTAACCGATAAAGATATTGAAAATATAGCGGAAAAAATGATTGATGATGACTACTTAAATGAAATTATTAATAACACGATTATTGATTATTTATATGAAGATTATGAATAGATTATAAATAATAAATAATTAATTAAGAAAGAAAAAGAAAGAAGGACATTTTTTGAAATTATACCCCCCTACTTTTTTGGAGCATTTCAAAAAGGGGTGGTAGGGTAATTTTTAGGAGGTAAAGAGATTATGGAAAAAGAAAATATTAAAATATGTGATAAATGTGGTAATGAAATTAACATTGATGAAGACGGATATTATTATGATGAAAACCGCGATATTTATGTATGTGATGACTGCTTTGATGATTATTATATCAAGTGTGAGGACTGCGGTGAGGTTGTAGAAAAAGAAGACGCATTTTATATTGATAGTGAGGATAAGTGGGTATGCGATAGTTGTTTAGAAAATAACTATGAACGTTGCGAGTGTTGTGATGAATATTTTGATTGTGATGATATGCACTATGTAGAAAACTATGGTAGTGTATGCGATAGTTGTATCAATAATGGTGATTTTGTAAGTTGTGAGGATTGTGGTGATATATACTATATAGACGATATGTACTATAACGATTATGACGAGTGTTGGTATTGTAGCCGTTGTCAAGAAGACCATTGTACTGGCGAAATATATGACTATCACGGCTTTGATGACTGGACTTTTTATAAGGGTAAAAACGAAGAAAATGCACCTTATTTTATAGGTAAAGAAATTGAGTTAGACCCTAAAAGATATGAATATAATAACAATTTAAAAGACGTATTAAACACTATGCGTAAATATATCAATGCGGTAGGTATGCACGATGGTAGTTTATCCAGTAGCGGTGTAGAAATTGTGTCTCACCCTGAAAGTTGGAAATATTTACAAGAGAAAAAAGAAGACTATAGAAAGTTTTTTGAGGAAATTGAACGCCTTGGATATGGTGATGACGGACATTGTGGACTACATTTTCACGTCTCTCGCCCTAGTGATGACGTAATATCTAAAATTATTGTTATCCTAGAAAGTTTTAAAGACGAGATTAAAAAGTTATCTCGTAGGGAGGGCGATTTTAGTTGGTCGCATTTCTTAACGGATAGCGGTGATAAAACACAACGTATGAAATATCAGTCTATAAAGTATCTAAAAGATAAATATACTAAAGAGGGACACGATAGATACCTAGCACTTAACTTGTGTAATAGAAACACAATAGAGTTTAGATTTTTCAATGGAGCAAATAACTTTGAAGAGTACTGGGGAGCATTACAATTTATTCATAATATTATGGAGGTCGCCCTAGACGATACTAAAGACGTAAATAACGTAAATTGGAGCGATTTAATAGTTGGTGATGAATTGATAGCACAAGCGAAAAAACAAGGTGTTTATGGTATTAATAAGTATGCTAAAGATACCACCGATTTATTAGAGAAAATTGAAAAAGCAAGAGAAGATATGACTAAAGAGATTAAAAAGACCCTAAAAAACTTTATCAAATATATATCTAAAGAGTTAGAAGAGAAAAAACTAGTTATTATGAATAAAAACGATATATACGCGATAGAGAGAACGGGACAAGAGTTTTTAAATAACTTGAATAATGACTTAAATTATTTACACCGATTAACTAATTTATATAACGATATAGAAGACAACGAAATAGACACAACAAAATATTGTGTAAATACGATTAAAAACTATACTCGTAGTATGGATAAATATTCAAGATATTTTAAACAAATTGATAGTAGTATTAAAAAATATGAAAGTGAGGTAAATGGATAATATGTGTATTATAATTGCTAAAGATAAAATTGGTAGACTACCTACCGAAACTGAATTGAGAAACTCTTTTGAGTGGAACGGAGACGGAGCGGGTTTTATGTACGTTGATAATGGTAAAGTTGTCATTGATAAGGGATATATGAATATTGATAGTTTTATCAAACATTATAAGAGTTTATTAATAAAATATAACGATTTTAACAATAAGTGTTTAGTTATCCATTGTAGGATAGGGACTAGTGGAAAAAATGACAAGGGAAACACACACCCCTACCCTATCACCGATAACACAAGAGCATTAAAATCAAGACATTTATTCAATGAAAATATAGGGATAGCACACAACGGAATAATACACGGATACGGCACGGCAACTGGTTTAAATGACACACAAGAGTATATAAGCAAGTATCTATATCCTTTATATCATCATTATAGAGATTTTTATAAGAATAAAGATATGTTATATCAAATGGAACAAGCGACAAATAGCAAGTTTGCTATATTGGATAAGACGGATACTATTTACTATGTAGGCGACTTTATAGAGGATAAAGGACTATGGTTTAGTAATAACACCTATAAAGGATATTCAAGATATAGTTATGGATACGGCGATTATGGATATAGTAGCGGTTATAAGTACGATTATAGCGATTATGAAGACGATTATGATGATAGTTGGTTTAAAGCAAAAAAAGAAGAGCAAGACGAGGCGGAGCAACTAATGTTAAGTGATGATATGTATAAAGACGATGAAGAAGACAAAAAAGATACTAATGGTTTTTATATGTATCCTTTACAAAAAGACTGGTATATAGATTTATATGGCAACGGAAACTATACACTGGTCGGCGACAAAGACTATTATTATAACTGGGAAACACTAGAGTTATATGAAAAAATAAATGGTGAGTTTGTATCCGTAGTTGATGACCCTATAATTTATAACGAGAATAAAGAGGAAATATTCTAAAGAGAGCGAGGGGGATAACACCCCCCTACTCTTCAAATATATGGAGGTATTATAAATGAAATTAGATTTAAAATATAAAGTTGGATATGAAGAAACATACAACGGAGTTTTTCAAATAAAGATTAATAACGGCGAGTTATCATTTATGATGATAAATAATATATTTACAATTAAGATACCTATGGAAGACTTGGAAAGTATCCAGTATGGTATGGAAATATAGGAGGTATTATGAACGCGATTAAAGTAAGAGAGTTAAAACAATTATGTGATGAACAAATAAGAAAAGGCAACGGGGATAAAACAATAATGATAAGTAATGATGACGAGGGTAATGGATACCATTATTTATGGTATAGTTTTACACCGATAGAAGAGTTATTGGAAGACGATTATTTAGGTATTGAATATATGGTTAGTGATAACGTAGCACCATTAAAGGATACCATTATACTTGGATAGGAGGATATATGAGTATAGAAGAGATTAAAAAGAAATTAGACGAGGTAAATGTATACTGGGAGGTATGCAAAGCGGAAATTGAAACGGCTATAGAAGACGTATATAACGATGAATTATATAGAGGTTATCAAGACAAATTACACAAGATAACTGATGAAGACATTAAGAGACTTGCGTGGAAATTAGAGGACTATGATATATGGAGCGATATTTATGAATATGCAAGAGAATTAGTTTATGAAGAAATAAACGTAAGTGATGATGAATAGAGGGGGGGTCGGTATATATGAAAAAATATGATAACGAAACAATGGTATATTTAGCATTAATGTTATTTAGAGAAACATTTAAAAATGATGAGTATTTATATATTGACGTATTTTATGAAGAAATTAAAAAGATTTATGAACAATTTATATTAGAAGACAACTCTAATTTATCATTATTAGATAGTATTTATGAGTTTATTGATAATCATAAAGAAGAATTAACAACTAGACTAAAGAAAGCAAATGAAACATTTTAAGGAGGGGGGAGTATATATGGAAGAACGTAAGTTAGAAGATATGACCACCGAAGAATTACAAAGTTTAAAAATGGATAAATTATATTGTTTAAATGGTGTTATTCAAATGTGTATAGACTTTGGAAACAAAGACTGGGAAAACAATGTAATGGTAAAAGCATATAGAGATAAGATTATTGAAATTGATAAGATTTTAAATAAGAGAGGTGTTTAATATGAATAGTGTATATGATAATGGAGCATTAATGATAGGCGGTATTGACGCGGTAATTAACGAGGTTAAAGACGAGATTAAAAAAGATATTGATATGATTTTTGCGGATAAAGACGCCCTACTTAAAGAATTAGAACAATTAAAAAAAGAGGGGGCTACCCTAGTATATATTAATTATGATAGACCTATGGGTGATTATGAATTAAATTACTGGTATGAAAACGATAAAATTAAGGAGGTAATATAATGGAAGATTTAACTGAAAGCGAATTAATGAGTGTAATACAAAATTATATTAATGATAATTATAGTTATGATTATGCGGACTGTTGGAAAGACGAATTAACTTATCATTATGATAACGAAACAAAATGGTGTGATATCACTATTAATATAGAATATGGTAAGGAGGATAAATAATGACTACATTAATTAAGGTATATGAAGATAGTTATGACTATCAATATGAGCAATATTTTTTGGTGGATATAACTAAAGAAGAAAAAGAAAAACTACTAAAAGTAAGTGAAGATATACGAGAGATAGATTATGAAGAACGCGAAGAAAAATATGGTAGCGAAAGCGTAATTGAGTGTGTTGAAAACTATATTGTAGATAACTTTAAAAAAGTAGATTTTGAAAGAGTTGAAATTGATACATATTAAAATTAGGGGGAGGGGCTACCCCTCCTACCCTATCTATTAAAGGAGGTAAATATGGCGACTATTGAAGATATAACAATGATTAAAAATATATTGTCATTACTTGAAACTGATATTAATACTTGGAATAGTGATGACGAGGAAATTGATTATGAAGATTTAAAAAAGAGCATTTATGATTTACAAGATAGTATAAAAAGTATTGTAGATTACTGGGAGGTGTAATAATGACTAAACAAGAAAAAATGGAATATAACTTACATATACAAATGTTATATGATGAGTGGTTGATGAAGACTGAAAAAAGAGGTATCAGTTGGGGGGAGGTAGCCTATATACAAGGTCTATCTCAAAAAGAATTAAACAAATTAGAAACTGAATTATATGAAGAATTGGAGGCGGATAATAATGGAAATTAAAGTTGGTGATTTAATAAACGATAGATATATCGTAAAACTAATAATGTTAGACCCTAGCAAACGTCTTCAAGAGCCAGTATTCTTCTTATATGACAAAAAAGAAGATAAGGTTGTTGATTATAATAAAGAAGAAATGATGAATATTTTAGGTATTAAGGAGGTTAAATAATGAGACTACCTAGAAAAGAAATTATTGAGAGCATAATTGACTATATTAACAATTATAGTAATGATTATAATGAAACTATTGATAGTTTTATAGAGCAATTAAATGAAATTAGAAAAGAATATGATGAAATACAAAAACGTGCTGATAAATTAACGGAAGAAAGATTTTAAAGGGGGGTGAGGTATAGTGAGAGAAAAGCAAATAAAAGAGGCATTAAAGCGTATGGAATTACTTAAACTTTCTAGTCAATGTATAGACGCATTTAAAGAAGGTAATATTTGGGAAAGTGAAGGTATTGGAGCATTATACGAGTGCAACGATAAAGAAAAGGAAATCATTAAAGCATTTGAAAAAGATACTGGGGGGCTGGTATACCACTTAATACACGATAAGTTCCCTTTTGGTGAGTGTTATACAATATTATATGTATCCAAATATAAAGACGAGTGGAAAATGGATATAGAAGATATTAAAGAGGGATATGCTTTAGCATACGTTAAAAACATTGATGATGATTATTGCTCGGAGTTTGGTAGCGTAGCAATTAAATCAAATATCGGTGGTTTAATTAGAATTGGTTAAAAGGGAGGGGTTCTCCCCCTCACCTATGACTTAAAAGATAAGGAGGTTTATAATGGAAAACGCACTTAAAACTATTCAAGAAAAATTATTGAATAATTTAGAGAGATTAGACAAAGAAAGTGATAATATTAATGACGAGGTGGCTAGGAGCAACGCTATTTCTCAATTAGCAAATACTTATATTAAAACTTGTAATTTAGTGATTAGAGTTGAAGAAAGTAAACTAAATCTATTCAAAAGAATAAGTGATATAAATGAGGAATAAGTATAGTAAAGAGTTTGAGGAAGAGGCAAAAGACAAGTCATCAGTATTAACGCAAAGACAATTAAGAAAGTATTTGGAAGATAAATATAATCTTATAATAAGTAAGAACGCATTTAGTAAATACTTGTATAAACACGGGATAAAGTGTATTGATTATAATACAAGCAAAGTACGAAAAATGGATAAAAAGCCGATAGGATACGAGTATAGAAAAAATGACGGTATGATACTGGTTAAGGTAGCGGATAATAAGTGGATATATAAGCAACGATTAATGTATATGAAATATCATAAATGCGAATTAACGAGTGATGATTATATTATCTTCCTAAATCAAAATAGGAACGATTTTAGTAAAGATAACTTGGTTAAGGTATCAAGACGCGAAAGTTCTATATTGAGTAATCAAAAAATGTTTAGTAAGAATAAAGATTTAACTAATTTAGGTATATTAACGGCTAAATTAATGATTAAGGCAAATAGTATAAAGGGAGGTAATGGAAATGACAAAATACGCAACTAAAGAAGAATTAACACAAGTAGCAAAAGCATATTGTAAAAAAATGGGATACGAGTTTATTTTCGCTAATGAGTATAAGTTTGGCTTTCAAACTAAAGACGGACAACTTTGGACTTTAGACTATTTTGGGTTAGCGGAAAAATTAAAAGAACAAGAAAACAAATAATTGAATTAACAAGAAAAATAAGATATTATTATAATAGAGAGGAAATTAAAATGAGCGATAAAGATATTATTAGAATTACAAAGGTAAATAACATACAAATAGAAAACACACATAACGGGTTATTATTTCCCGTACAAAGTATTTTAGAGGTTGAAAATAGAGGGGGGGCTACCCGTGTATTAGATTTAATAGCGGAACGAGATATAACGGATATAGATTATTTCGTAGTCCACGAAACCGATAAGACTAAAAAGAAAGATTTATTTATTGAATACGATGACTAGTATTGTAATTATATGAGAAATATGATACAATATAGCCGATTTTGGAGGTGGAACAATGATATATTGTTATATAAGGGTCTCGAGAGATACACAAGAGTTTGCGAGACAAATACAAATATTTAAAGATAGAGGATATTATGACGGTAGTAATTGCACCTATGTAGAAGAAAAGTTTACTGGAACAAAGATAAATAGACCAGTATTTGACGAGTTATTGAGCAAGATTAAGGAGGGGGATACCCTAGTAGTTGAAAGCCTATCTCGTCTATCTCGTGGTGGTGTAATTAAGACACTAGATTTAATAACTGATTTAGTACAAGTAAGAAAAATTAACGTGATTATATTTAAAGAGGGCTTTGAATTAAGGGCTGGGGAGCAACCTAACTCCACTACTAGCCTACTATTAGGTATCTTCTCGGTATTAGGACAATTTGAGAGAGACTTAATTAGTGAGCGTACAAAAGAGGGGTTAAGAGCCGTACAGGAAAGTGGAAAGAAACTAGGCAGGGCTTATTCAAATAGGTCTACTAGAGATAATTTTATTAAGGTATTAGAATATATGGTAGATAATAACTGCGGTATGCGATACGCTTGTAAATTATTAGACGTTCCCCTAGTATCGTTTGAACGCAAGATTAAACTATGCTACGAAAGATATAACACGAAAGATTATAACGAGATACTCACTGAATTAAAGGAGGACATAGATTGGGAACTATATTAATTATTATATTAGGTCTATGGTGTGCTTTGTGTGAATTTGCCCAAAAAAAATAGAGAGTAATTAACTCTCCTTTTTTATTGTCTTAATATCATTAATTTTCTTTTTACTATCCGCTATAGATACATATACGTTAGGAGTTCCCCCCGTGGGCATCTCCGCTCTAAATACGTCTCCACGTTTTAGATTATCATTATCCGTCTCGTAGTAATATATCTTATCTTTATATTTTCCACTCATCGTATCTATTTTTACACCTATAACTTTACTCATCATCACCCTCCGTAAACTCCGCGTCTATAATGTTATCTTTAGATAGGTCGGCTAATCGTTTATTAATATCGTCAATGTTAGCCATTTTTTTATGCTCTACAATAATAGGTTGTGTTTGCTCTACCTTTCCCATTGATTTTTGAAGATAAATACTGGATATTTCTTTGGTCTCTCCAGTTAGGGAGGAGGTGGCTAGTACCCCTAAAAGATACGAGTGAATATAATTCATTATATCTTTCCTATCACTATCAATTAAATAATCATTATAAGTAGCCCTACTCATACCCATAAAGTTAGCAAAACTTTCTACAGTTGGGGGGAATGGTTGTATCTCATTGATTTTATTTATCATATCAAGGTATAAATCAAAGCCGATACTCAATTCTTGGGGGGTGTACCCTACACTTCTACCTAAAGTATTTTCAAGTAAACTTCCCTTCGCGATGATGGACATAATTTGTATATTATTAATATCTTTATCTTTCAACAACTTAACTATTTCATTAGTTATGTTTTGCATCTTCTCTTTCAAGTTAGGTAGCAACATATTTCTACTTTCTTCTTTAATCTTTTGAATTAACTTTTGTTTTTCAATTTCTTTTTTATCTTGATTTCGTTGAATTGCTGATATTCTTTTCTTCACCATTTCAGGTTCTTGTTTAGCCATTATGTATCACCTCTTTGTTGTTTTTTTTCCTTTAGACCTGGGAGTACCTGTTTGAAAATCTGAATATTCCCATAAGTCCATTTCCATTTGAGCATAATACTCCTCTTCTCTTTCCTTTAATTCATAAAGCCATACGGCATAATCATCAAAGAAATCAAAAGTCTTATTGTATTTTTTATTTACAAAAGTAATGAATTTAGTATCTATTTTACTTATATAAGCCATTATACCTTCCTTTTTATAGGAGCATCATAGAGGGATTGGGGGTGACCGCCCTCTATGACACTATAAATATACCCTATAATCTACTCTCGTTTCACTATCATTCGAGTAATTGTTTTATTTTTCCATAATATCTCCATATAGCAGATAAACTACTTGGTTTTATATTTCTAAAATAATTCTCCTGTGCTACTTCCTCAACTGCTTTGGTGGGGGGGCTACCCCCTAATATCTTCGCAAATAATCTACAACATATATCATTTGAAGAGATATTACTTAATACACTACGATACTTTGAAAGTAGTGTTTTTTTATTGTTCACCTCTTTTTCTAGGAGTTGTTGCATCTTGTTATCGCTAGTCCTTTTTATCAACCCCTCTAATGCAATAATTTCCATTTCAAAATTATCCATATATCTAATACAATCCTCCATTAATGCTCCTTTTAGTATCAACTTCGCTTAATTACATACCATTTTCCGTCTTTTCTAATCTTTTTAAAGTACTTAATATTGTAATAAATATATTGAGGGGGTTTATCGAAGAAATCGGCACACTCAAAGGAGGTGGGGAATATCTTTAATAAGTTCCCTTCTGTGTCATACATATACACTTTTCTGGTGTTAATTAGTTTCTTTTCCATTTAATCACCTCGTTTTTTCTTTTACTTTTAATAATTTTTTTAATTTACTTTCATCGTGTTCAAAGAAAAATGGTATTCCCTTTATCCATAACACTAATGCGTGTTCCATTTTTCTACACATATTCACACCTATTTCTATGGTCTCTGCCTCTTCTAGTTCTTGCATAAAACTCTCTATTGTATGGCTAGCCCCTACTAAACCCATTGGGGCGTGTATAAAACAATGTATTTGATTATCTCTAAATTGTGCTATATATAATGCTTGGTCTTTCGTTATTTTATTCTCCAATATTATCACCTTTTTCAATATATCGTTCTTTCAATTTAGATTTAGTTTCCTCTTCTACCTTTTTGGCTTGATGAGTTCTATTCCTCTCACACCAAGAACAAGACCCGTGATTTCGGCAGGTGGGGTCTACCGCCTTACAATACGGTTGATTTTTAGTTCCATATTCTACTCGGTGTTCTTTACCACTGGCTATGGCTTTATGAAAACTCATTGTTTCTTCCACCAACCATTTGATTTAGCGAGATAAGTTTTTATGTTTTTACCTTCTTCAAAGTAATCACATTGTTTTCTTGTTTTAGAATACTTGCATCTACCACCACAAGCACCTTTTATACAATAATTAGTTCCTAATCGTTGCCATAGGTGTTTACATTTGCTACATATCGTTGTCATTTCTTTTTCCTACCAACATTTCTTCTATCTCTTCAATGGTATAAGGAACGTTTTTATCCAGACCCCATATATAAGTTTTATACCAATAATTTTCTCTTTCTTCTACATATTCGTATTCAAAATCATAATCTAATTCACCTTGTGTTCCGAATTTGTCATAATAATATACCGAAAAAAACTTTGTTGGTTCATCATTAAACCCCGCTATTTTCTTTTGATAGTATCTATCACAGTTTCGGGGGTGTTCTTCTTTAAAATACTTATATCCACTATTTAACAATACTTTCTCTGTCATTTTCTTTCTCCAATTTTCTTATTTCTTCTTCATACATTTGTATCACTTTTGCTTGTCTATTTACTTCGTCTTCTAATCGTTCTATCGTTTCCTCGAGACTTCTAATAACCATTGAAGAATATATTTTATCTTCCATTTTTCTTACCATATTCAGTAAAGGGTATCCACTTACCTTCTTTTTCAATTTCTATATCTTTAAAGTTTCCACCTATTCTACAGTAATATTTAGTTTCGTCAATATAGGTACTTTTACATTTACACTCAACAAACTTTCCGTAGCCATCACTTTCAATTATATCTCCACATTTTAAACATTTAATCTTCGTCATTATCTTCAAACCTCTTTCTTACCATTTTGGCTTTATCTAAATCATCAATATCCATAGTGCCATCGTCAATACATACATAAGTATCGTCTAAAACTTGTTGGACATTAACGTCTAATCCGTTAAGATAGCGATATAATTCCCATACGATAGGCATACGTTTAGTCAATCCAGCATCTTGCATTTCTTTAACTGCCCATACACCGTGCATAAACTCCGCATAATCGACAACTTTATATGCAAATGGCTCTCCCCAATTCTCGTGTTCTTCATTTTTAGCATCACTCGTTCCAAACAACGTGTTTTTAACGCATTTTAAGCCCACTATCGTGCGAATTGCCTCTTCCGTGTAATATACGTCTCCGAACATAAAACAAACGTTCTCGCTAGGTTTAAAGAAGGGAAAAAAGGCATCTAACCAATAACCATATTGTTTACCGTCTACCACTTTGTAAGTATTACAATGTTTTAGCCTAGAGGCATCACAACTATCGAACCTCTTATCCGTGCTAGTTATGTATATTTCTTTAATATCGTTTTCCCTTAATAGTCTAATCGTTCTATCTACTAATCGCTCACCATTGATGACGGTAAGTTGTTTGGGGGTCTCAAACATATCGTAAGACCCCCCACACATAATTACATAAATCATAGTCTATATATTTCCTTTTCTAATCGTTCTTTCGTAACAACTCCCTTTAAAATATATTCGCCACTTTTAAATTTTTTATAAAACTCTTGTCCTTCAGCAAGTGTTTCAGCAATTCTAGGAACTACAATTCCACCACAATCATCAGGACTTATGTCTATATACATTAAATCACCTACAGTTATTAAATCTTCCAAAGCAGGATAACTCATCATTTCTTTCATAATGAGCCTACCACACTCAATAAACTTATGTTCTAGTGAAAAGCCATCATCAAAGTATTTACAATGTTTGGGTATATCGGTGACTTTACCTATTTCACCATTAGGTGTTCTAACGTATTCACCTACTTTAATCATTAAATTTCTAAATTACCTCCAAATATTCTAATTAATTCTTTCTCTTCTTCAGTAAGTCTATTAACTAATATTTTCTTTAAAATGTTATCACTAGGAATATTTATTTCACATTTAGGTTCTATAGGTTCTTCAAAATACATTATTTTAGATGCAGTATTATTATCGTCTTCCATTGGTTCTTCAACAGGTTCTTCATTAAAAATATCAAGCAATTCAATATCGTCATTTTCCTCTTCAATAGGTTCTTCTTCAACCATAGGTTCTTCCTCTAAACTCTTAACATAATCGTGAAATTTGATTATAGCGGATAATGAACTATAAGTTCCTTGTGACATTTTGGCTATCGTAGAATGTGATAAACCACAATTTTCAGCAATTACTTCATTAGGCATTTTATATTTACGTCTAAAATCATTAAAATTAAAGTTTCTAAACCAACTCATTATATCGTTTTCATCAATTTTAGGTGTTTCAATTTTTTCGGTTGGATTACTCATAACATAGTTATATATCGTCACTAAATTAGTAGTTATATAATTACTTTTTGGATTATTTATTAACTTACTAATAACTCCAGTAGAAACACCAGTTTCTCTTGAAAAATCACTTTGTGTCATATTTTTACTTTCAATATATTTCTTTAAATTAAATTTTTTGTACCACTTTAATATCTTTGTTTTGCTAGTACTATCGTTAGAAAATGGTTTACTTCTTAAATATTTATCACCATTTTTGTTAATTAATATATCATATAGTTGTTTTATAAATTCCAATTTTTTGTTGGTATCAATTTCGTGTCCAGCATACTCCTTTTTTCCTAATAATAATTGATACGTCCAATTACTAAATCTTTCACCTTTATAAAGTAAATCGTAATTCTTTTTAAATTCACTTATTGATTTAAGTTTTAATATTGATTTTAACATTGAAACTGAATATTCATTGTTATACCAATCTAAATAATCAATTTCTTTTTCACTATGTTTAATTCCCATAGCCTTAATTTTTGCTTCCTCGTAATTTTCTTCTACCTCTTGATGCTTTTCAATCATATTTTTTCTTAATAATTCTTTTAACCCCATTTTATATTCACCCTCCTTATTATAAATGAAGTCTTTGACTACCTCATAAGGTATATCAATTAACTCGGCATATTGTTTAGGATTAAGTCCTAATCTTTGCATTTGTTTTACATAAATATTATTCATTTTTTTGCTCCGTTTCCCTTTCTTATGGATTGTGCTTTTTAATCCATACTGCAAATCGTTTATAACACTCTTTGCAAAAATCATATTTATTTACTGTTTGGTGTCCTCCAACATAACTTAAACCATAAAGTTGTTTACATAATCTTATTGTTTCTTTATTTTCTAATTGTTTGTGACATATACAACACTCATATTTAATGTTTCTAATTTTAACCTCCAGCAATTAGTAAACAACACATAATGATTAAAGTTAGAAAAGCACCAACTAACAATCCAACCCAAAACATACTATTTTCCTTCTTTCGTTTCGGATTTTAATTCATTTATTTTTCTTTTAGCATCTCTTAATTTTTTTCTAATAATATTGTTTCTCTCGTCTTTTAACCTACATATAGTTTCAAGTTCTTTATACATTCTTCCATATTCAGCAAGTTGTTTATTAAGGATACTAATTTGTCGATTATATTCAATCGCCTCGCCCTCTTTAATATCAAGATACTCAATGTTGTCTTTATATTCTCGTACATAGCGAACCCACTTTCTAAAATCGTTCCATAACTCGTTCATAATTACCTCCTATCGAGTTTCTTTAAATTCAAATCCCCCGTATTTGTAAAGTAATAATTTTTTCTTTAGTTTGTACTCGGGTGTTTTAAACCCTTTAACGTCTTCAACTATAGTTTTGTCCCCCATTTTATATCTAAAGTCCGCAACATAGACGATAGGGCGATATTTCTTGCCATCTCTAGTAAACCCTTCTTGTAGTAAGAAGGAGGGTTGTAATTCTAAATTAGATATTATTTCTTCCCTTTGCAATTCTCGCAATTTAATATATCTATTTGCCTCCATCTTACTAGCAAACTTAATTCCGTCTATTTCAGTTGGTTTACTTTTGTACTTCACTAGGCTCTTTTTCTTTCTTTGCTCTAGTGCTTTTTCTTTTTTTGGTTTCTTCTTGTGCTAGTATCTTACTATAATAAGCAATATCTTCGTCTAATACCATTTGGTATGTATCGTGATTACTTGCACCTATGTAATTAATTATTATCAGTAAAGGTAATAAAATCATCAATGCTCCAAAATTGAAGTAAGATAATAAACTTGAATGAATAAATAAATTAGCAATACATAGTCCTAAAATTATTGTATTAGCGATTAAAGTATATCTTCTAACGATTACTAAAGTATTATAGTCTCTATGTTCTTTAACAAACTTATCCAAATCTTCATCACTACTATCTTTACTGCTCATAACAACTCGATATGAGCCAGTTCTTATTAGTGTCCAACCATCATTTGTTGGAAAAATTATAAAGTTTCTACCTAATTTGTAATTTAATTTTAAACATTTCTTAATATCCATAATTCCTCCTAGAACGGTAATTCAAACCCGTCTATTTCGATTTGCTCACCAAATTTTTCATAAGGGTCTTCTTTCATCGCATCAGCAATTATTTCACTATCAGTTTTTTCTTCAATATCTTCAACTTTCGTGTAATATTCTTTTACAGGTTCTTCTTTCTTTGTTTCAGGTTTTCTATCGAACTCAATATTTTCTACAATTAAATCAGTAGTATATACTTTCGTTCCATCGTCTTTTTCATAAGAACCAGTTTGTAAGTGTCCTAAAACAATAATTCCACTACCTTTATGAAAATATTTGTCTATAGTTTCGGCTAACGTTCCATAAGCAACACAATTAATGAAATCACTTTCATATTCACCTTCACTATTTTTAAAATCTCTTCTAACCGCTACATTAAATCTCGATACTTGCTTTCCACTTTTAGTTTCTCTTAATTCAACGTCTCTAGTTAAATTTCCACGAATAAATACTTTATTCATTATTACCTCCTAACTTCATAATATATTTCTTTATCTCGTCTTTGAATTTCATTTGATTTGAGGGATATACTTTTCTACCACACCTATCACATATTGCAGGATAATTTTGATGAAAGTGTAATATTTCACCACAAGGACAAGCAACTTTAACATAAGTAATAGGTAGTTTTAATTTATCCTTCTTCATATTCTTCCCCCATTTCTAAATATTCTCTTATTAACTCCCAAGCCATCTCTTCCTTTATTGGAATGGGTACAAACTTTCGAGTATCTTCTCTTAAATGTAAACCTCTTAAACCTTTAATCGTTTGACCATAACATTGTTGATAAGCAATTCGATATAGGTTTAATTGAAACCCTAAATACTCTTTATCTAAACTACTGGTTCGTTTAATATCCGCAAGATATAAACCATTATTGATTTCTAATACTAAATCTAACCTACCACACGCAATAGGAATATCGTCATCAAATAAGACTACGGGTAGTTCATTATCTATGACCTCAAACTTATAATGTTTCTTTAGAAATAGAAAGTTCTTTACCTCTTTGTAATCTTCTATCTCACCAGTCTTACATAAGTTTTCTATCGCTCGGTGTATTTCAGTTCCTTTTTGAGATGCTCTATTTAAAATATTAGTATCTATTCCGTCATATTTATTTCCAAAACGAATTTTAAGAATTTGAGTAATAGACGGAAGTATTAGCCCTTCATAAAGATATGTGTGGGTTTCATCATCATATTCAAGAGTTCCACCTCTTATTTCCCAACTTTCCATTATTTAGATTTAATTCTTATTGATGCCTTTACTGGTGTGAATTTAATGTATTCATCATACATATCAGGATAGTCTTTTCTAAACTCTTTACTATCAAACGTTTCACGTTCGCTTTCTTCAATGTATGAAATGATTACGTCAGGTGTCTCGATTTTCTTAATACCTTTATTCTTCATTTCTTCCAATAAAGTAAGAGTTAAATTATCTTTCTTGGCTTTTAATTTTTCTTCTAAAAACTTTATCTCTAGTGCCTCACTAATTAATTGGTCACTAGCCAATACTAAATTGTTTTCTACTTTAATTAATTCCATTATTTCTCCTCTTTCTTTGTTTTCTTTAATAACTCTTTGATTATTGAGTTGGCTTTAGTTAATGACATATCTTCTAACTTATCCAATTTATTGGCTTTTAATAATTTATCCATATTTTCACCAACATAGAACTTGTTTAATATTTCAATTTGTTTAGGACTTATCTTTAAATCTTCCTTCTTTGTTTCTTTTGAATTAGTTTGATATTTACTATCACCCCAATAAATTTCCGCACCCATTCCTAAACTCCTACAAGCAACGGATAGTGCATCAGTATAAGCCATCTTGAAACATTCATCACTGGTATAATAGCCGTTCTTTTCTTTAGCAACGAAACTACTACCTCCTGAACCTTCAATACCTTTGCTCCATAAGTCCTCTTTTAAATCATAAGGGGCTTTATAATTTATATAAAGCAATATATCTACTACGGCTATCTTTTCACCATTAGCACCTTCAATAATTTCTTTTTTGGTTGTTTCAGTGTACCAACCAATTCCAACTGGTCCAAATATTTCAGTAAGAGTTTGTATTCTCCACATAGGTTTAATATCAGTCATACCACTTAATCTTCCACCAGTTATTTTCTTTTGTGCCTCACTAGGAACACTTTTAACGATTTCGTAAATGTGGGTATTTTTCATTATTTATTTTCCTTTTCTTTTAGTTTTTTAGAAATTGTGTTTTTCATTTTTTTTACTTCTTTGTCTAGTTGTTTAAATGCGTCTTCTTCATCATCGGCACAAATCTTTACAATATGTTCGTCACAATCAGCAAAATTTCTAACTATATCACTAACGTCTAATATGTTATTTTCTATTAGTAGTGAAATTAAATTCATAGCACTGCTATAAATATACTTGTTGTCTCCTTCTATATAACCTCTTTTTTCGTTTAAAATAATTAAACTTTGATTTGCTTCTTTTACTAACTCAATTCCTTTTTTAACGTCAATATCATTTTCATTATTTTTTCTTCTAAACATTTTCTTTATCCTCCTCTATAGTCACTAAATAATCTTTAATTAATACTCTTCCTTTTAAAATATCGTGTATTAAGTTCATTGTTGTAACCCCCATTTCATCACGGTACATATTTATTTCACTATCCCATTTCATATATAACGTAACGTCTTCCGCTAAATGTAATATTAAAGGTTTTCTATCTTTGATTGCCTCTAATAAGTTCTTCAAGTTCTCTTCTTTCTTCATCAGTCGGTTCTTTCCTTTCATAAGTTTTATCCCACCAGTCAGGTAGGTTTTCTTCTTTACCTTTTTCTTTTCTAGCCCAGTTTAAAATAGTTGCATAATGTGATTTATATTTATCACCTTTACTTGCTATATAACCCGATAAGTTTTCTATCTTATCCTCGTAGTCTTTAAACTTGTCTTTTAATTTTTGATATTCTTCATCAGTTAGAGAAACGTTATTAAACGAACCATATTTTCTTTTTATATATTTTTCTTTTATTTCTTTATTATTTTTATTATTCTTTATTATATTTATTTTTATGTTGTTATCTGTTTGTTGTTTGTTTGTTATTTGTTTGTTAATATCTTGGTACTCATCATACTTATTTATTGTTATTATTGAGTATCTGTTTGTTGTTTGTTTGTTGATTTCTCCACTCTTTTGTAATTTGTCCAAACAAGTCCTTATTTGTTGATATGTTAAACCAGTATTTTCTTGCATACGTTTTAAACTAGTTAGGCACTGACCTCTTTTAATAACTTGAAAACCAATTTTACTTTCTTCATAATTTGCATCTAGTAATAAATCAATAAATAAATGAAGTACATTACTGTCTTTATACCACTGCCATTTTTGAAGTTTCCTATGTATTAAAATATAGCCATTCATATACCTCCTATTTGACTTTTGTTTAAATATAGTGTATAATTGAGACAGTAAATAATTTTAAAGGGTTATTTACTAATCTCTTTACAGAACCTAGGTCGCCTAGTGTTCTTTTTTTATTTAAACAATTCATAATAATTTTTTTCATAGTGATTACATATTGCTTCAATTTCACTAATAGTCCATTCTCTTTTTCCAGATATTTTGAAATTAACTGTTGTTCTCGCTATGCCTAATAACTTGCTTAAATCGTCTTGTGTTTCTCCTCGTCTTTTAATTTCAAGTATAAGATTTGGATACTTAATTTCTTTTAAATGTCCTAACACTTTAACTCCTTTCTATAGGTAATAAAAAAACCGAAATCGGTTTATGTTCCGACTTCGGTTAAATGGCAAAAATAATTATGTTAAGTTGTATAAGTACCTGTACTATATATTATGTTAAGTTCTTTTTACCAATAAACCAAAGCGGATATAACCGCCTACCTACATACTTAATTTAGCATATATTTTTTTTGTTGTCAACACAAAATTAACTTTTTTTATCTTTTGACAACAACTTGACACACAGTTATCTCCAACTGTATGTCGCTTGTACTAAATAGTCTGCAATTTTTTTCTTTATTGGTTCTTTTTTATGTTTTACTTCTCTTAACTTACGCATATAATCTTCTTCGTGATAGTAGTTTCCATCACTAAACTGATAATGAATATCTATAACTGTCCAACCCATTGAAGTTTCATCACCAATACATAAACCATAGCAACTTAATCTAGGTCTCATAATTATATCTCCGTTGCCTTTTTTAAAAGTAATTACACAAGCAGTATGCTTTGTCATATACTCCACCCCCTTTTTAAGCGTTATAATATACGCTTTTTTTGTTAAATGTCAATTATTTTTTTACTATATGTTTCCAATAACAATATAATTTATTATCTTTAGCATCTACGTCATTTAGCCAATCATACGCCATTCTTAATGCTAATTCCTCGTCTTCTTCTAGTAAATCATTATAATCATTCATCATCATATTAGCCACCACATAAAAGTCTATAGCATCTATATTATAGCCTAGGGTTTGCATAGCGTTAGTAGTTTGTTCCATAGTCCAATATTCACCAACAGGTTTCATATCACTAACCCACTCTATCGCCATATCTTTACTTATTTTCTTTCCATAAGCAAGTTCATATAATTCACTTTCATATTTTTCATATTCTTCTTCGTGACTATCTTTTAAATCACAAATTAATTCTTCTAACATTTCACCTAATCTTTCCATTTTGTTAGTATCTTTAATTGTTCCTATTTTTTCAATATATTCTCGTATCATATTATCTCCTCCTTTCATAGAATATTATTTCTTTTGTGTCGCAGTAGTTGTCGCAGTAGTTGTCGCAGGTATAGTTACTGCTCTAGGATTAATATTTCCTTGTATTACAAATTGACCATTAACATACCCTGGATTTTGGTCTCCATAAATTATTGGATAGTTTCTTCGTTTGCATAATTGCGATGAATATACCACATTACCAGCGTGACATAATACAGGAATATTAGTTGTTCCTACTTGAATAAACACAGGTAGATTACTTGTAGCAACTGCATTACAACATATAATTAATCTATAACAACCTACATTTTCAAGTGTTTTAATCTCTTGATTAGGTATTAATACTACCTCTGTTTCAGTAGTAGTAGCATTAGAACAAAATATTGTATTACACATATCATTACCTCCTTTCTAAAATAAAAGACTAGACTTATAGCCTAGTCAGTATAAGTCAATCTATACATTAGTATAGAGAATTGCAACCACAACCATAACCATAATAGCAAGGTGGCTTTGGAGCAGTAGTTGCTAAATTGCCTAAAATATTTTGGGTGATTTCGGCAGTTTGTTTTAAATTTGAATTCTCCCCGCGTAGAATAGTAATCGTGTCAGAGAGACTATCTATTTTATTCTGCATCAACATATCCCTAGTAGCCTGATTTTCGGTTACTACCAAGTTACCGATAGATGCAATACTATTAGATAATTGTTGAGATGCGTCTTTCATTAATAATGCGTTATCATATTTACCTATTAAAACTGCATCATTTACAGTTGCTACCTGACTTGACAAGCCACGAATAGCATTATCGGTTGTTTGATTATATAAACCCATTTGAAGTTCTGCGTTAGTTAAAGTATTAACTGCATTATTTCCTCCAAATCCAAACCCATTACCGTATCCAAATATCCCAGCGATAATTAGTAATCCAATTAGACCACTCCAATCTAATCCAATTCCAGTTGTACCGTTCATAATTCCTCCTTTCTATATTAATAAATTAATACCTTATTTTAATACACTCTTAACAGAGTTTACTTGTTCTTCAGAAACATTATTCTGCTTCATTAAATCCTTTAATGCTTCTTCTCGATTAGGACTATTTAAAAACGCTTGTGCCATTTGTTTTTGTTGTGGTGTCATCATATTCATTATCATTTGTTGTGGATTACCACTCTTCATTATTTGTTGTAAAAAACTCATATTCATATTCACATTACTTACCTCTCTCTCTTAATTTTTCTTCTAAATCTTTTATTTTTCTCTTTAACTCTTCATTTTCTAATTGTTCTTTAGTTTTCGGTATTTGTATCTTGTATTCTTTAATATCCCCGTTTATCTCTTTAATAGTTAAAGTTGAATTATCTAGGGAAATAAATGCGGTTTTTCTCTGTACCATAATATCACTGGGTTTCTCGTCTTTACCTATCATTCGTGCCTCAAAGTCTACTTGTGTTCCCCCTACATTAAATACATTCATAGGTTGAGGTTGTTGATAAGTTCTTAACATATCGTCTATCTTCTCTCTTTGCCTCATTAAATTATCTATCATATATTGATTATTCATTCTCATCACCTATATAAATATTAATTATGAGGGGTCTATTTTTTTGCCACTCTTTATTTTCCTTACATTCGTTATCCATTATTTCTAAAAGTTCTTCCATTAATTCCGTCATAATCGCTCCTTTCACTTAAATTATGACATAAAAAAAGAACATTGGATTGTAATGTTCTCGTATTATTTTTGGTACTATTATAGTACTTTTTTTATCTTCGCTTTTAACTCCGCTATTAAATCATCAGTTCTATCTATACTCTTCCCTATTGCATCTGCTATTTGTTGTGTCGAGTAGTTTCTTATTTCCATTTCTAAAATTTTTGCTAGTTCATCACTTAACATAGCCTCTTCACAAATGTAGTTATATTCTGTTCTTGAAAAATTAAAGCATTTCATAGGCTTTCACCTACATAA